GGGTTTATATGAACCTTTAGATTATGTTATTAGTAATCCTAAAACTCCTATTAAGCTCAAAATATTTTATTTTTCTCTAGAGATGTCAAAAGAAGATAAAATTCTTCAGATGATTTCTAATAAAATTTATAAAGATAAGCAACATGTTATTTCAACAGATAATCTTAGAAGTTATTTCAAAGGTTATATTCTTGAAGATAGAGTTGAACAACTCATAGATAGTTATAAAGATTATTTTGAAAAAGTTGAGAAGTTTGTAACTTTTATAGATGATACTAGGAACCCATACGGCATATACAAAACTATGAGGTCTTATGCTAGAGAAAATGGTAAATTTTATCAAAATGGTGGAGCAGAAGTAGATCCTGAAAAAGAGTATTATGATTATTACAAACCTAATGATGAGAATGAACATGTTATAGTTCACATAGATAGTTTAAATCTATTACAAGCAGAAAAAGGACAAACTCTTTGGGATGCTATGTTTAAATTTAGTAGTGATTATTGTATAAAGCTTAGAAATAGATTTAATTATACCATTTGTGCTATTCAACAGCAAGCAGCTGATCAAGAAAAGCAACAGTTTAATTTTAGAGGTGATTCTATTGTTGATAAAATTAGACCATCAGCTGATGGATTAGCAGATTGTAAATTAACTGGTAGAGATTGTGATATGATGATAGGATTATTTGCACCCTCTCGTTACAAAATAACTGAATATGCAGGTTATAATATAAGTAAATTAAAGGATAATTACAGAGAACTTTCTATTATTTTTAATAGAAGAGGGTCTGGTAGTATTAATTTAGATTTGTATTTTGAAGGAGCTAGTAATTTCTTTAGAGAGCTTGATATTAGTGAGTTTCGGGTGTAAAATAGGTTGGAAATAATTAGGAAAATTGATGAAAATACTGTATATTACAGTATGAAAATAGCAGAATGTGGATTTGTTTACATGATTACTAGCCCAAGTGGAAGAATTTATGTTGGTTCAACTATTGATGTTGAGCAAAGAATTTTATCATATAAATATTTGAAATGTAAACAACAAATTAAAATTTATAATTCATTAGTGAAGTATGGATGGAATAATCATATATTTGAAATAGTTTGGGCTGGTGAATTATGTGATATGTTAAAATATGAAACACTTATTGGTTGGGGTTTTGATGTTTTAGATATTGATTTAGGTTTAAATCTTTCCTTACCAAAATTAGGTGATACTTATAGTTCTTATAGTGCAGAAACTAGGAATAAAATGAGTTTATCTGCATCAAATAAGGTAGTTACTCCTTAAGCAAGAATCAGTTATCAAAAGAGAATGACTGGTTCAGGTAATCCTCAATTTGGAAAAGTATTACCTAAAGAAAGTTTAATAAAAATGGGACTTGCACATAAGAAAAGTGTTATTCAATATGATTTAGAAGGAAATTTTATACAAGAATGGGATAGTGCTCAGGATGTTAAAATAAATTTAAAAATTGATAAAGGTGACATAGGTAAATGCTGTAAAGGTAAAAATAAGACTGCTGGTGGATTTAAATGGAAATATAAAATCAAAGAATAAATAAAATAAAAAAGAGTTTTTAAAATGGGATTTATAGATAGATTAGAAAGTGAATGTGATGATTTACATGAAAAAATAACTAAATTAGAGTCATTTATTGATTCAGATTTTCAGGATGTTGATATTTCTGTAATTCAATCTAAATTATTAAATGATCAGCTTAAAGCAATGGTAGTGTATTATAATATTTTATTAGAGAGATTAGAAGATTTAAAAAATAATTAAATAATGGAATTAATAAAACAGAAAAGAACTATATTAAAACAATCTCCTGATGAAATATTAATTTATTCTAAACCTAAAATGGGTAAAACTGATTTAGTTAGTAGAATAGAAGATTGTGGAATAATTGAATTAGAAGGTGGTGCTAATTATGTTAATGGTTATGTACATGATGTAAATAATCTTGAGGAGTTAGATAAGGTGTTAACTTGGTTAGAGAAAGAGAATCCATATAAATATGTTGTAATAGACACATTAACACGTTTGGAAGAATGGTGTGAGATTGAAGGTACATTAAATTACATGCATAGCTCTCAAGGTAAAGCATTTAATAGAGTTACACAAGAGCATATTAATAGAGGATTAGCTCCACAAGATAAATTAGGTGTGCAATTTCCTCCAGGTAAAGAAGGTTTTGAATCTGTACATACATTAGGTCAAGGCTATGGATACAGATGGTCTAGAGAATCATACCAAAAATGGTTTTTGAGAATTAAAAAGCTAGCTAGTAGAAAGATATTTTTAGCTCATATTAAAGATAAATTTATTGAAACTAAAAATGGTGATTCTGTAAGTGGTAGAGATATAGATTTAACTGGTAAATTAAAGTCAATTACAACATCATTTGTTGATACAATTGCTTATTTACACAGAGGAACTGATGGTAATACTTATTTAAGTTTTAAAGCTGGAGAAGCTGTAGCTGAAGGAAGTAGAAGTAAACATTTAACTGGTCAGGATATTATGATTGGTGAATGGAGTAAAGAGAATAGTGATTATAAGGAAGTGTTTTGGGATAAAGTGTATGTAGATTAACAATTAAATAATAAATAAAAATGGAAAATAAAACAAAGCCAACAGTGAGTGCATCACAATTTAAAGCTGATGTTGCAGCAGGAATGACTAAAGCAGAATTAGTAACTAAATGGGGAATTAGTCCAGCTAGTGTTAAACAAATTGCTGCTAAATTTGAATTAACTATTCAAAGAGCTATTGCTCCTAAATATATTTTAGTTGATGATACAGAAGAAACAACTCCTGTTACATTTGAATCATTACAATCAAATACAGCTTTAAATAATTAATAATATGTTTTCAAACTCATTAGAATATGCAATAGAAGCTTCTATTGTTAAATTTAACACTTATCTTTCATCATTAGATGATTATATTCATTATTCTGATGAGGATTATAAGAATGCTTTTATTCAAAGATGGAGAGGTTCTATGTCAGCTGTAACAGGTGAAAAATATATAGGGCTAACTAATAAGAATTTTGATAAGTTTATTATTAAAGATGATACATTAGTTGAATTAAAGTTTTGTAAAGATAGAAAATGGAATTCTGTTGGAGAAGATTTTGTAAATAAATTTAATGATATTGTTTTAAAAATGGATTTAACTAAATTTAAGTGCAAGTTAGCTTGTTATGATATTGAAGAACAATATAATAAAAGTATTCAAGGTATTAATAATTTTAAAATAAAATAATGGAAGAAGTTAAAGGAGTTGTTGTAGATGCACAACAAGAAGGTGATAAAGTATCTAAGAAATTTGATGGGAATATCAAAAAATTAGTTGCTTTATTTAATGGTGATAAAGCTTTTAAGAAAGCTAAAGTGGCTAATAGTGATATTAAAACTATTATTGAAGAATTAACTAAAGAGAAAAAAGAAGCTTTAGTTAAAGAATTTAAAGAGAAAGCTTCTAAACTATTAACAAGTAAAGTGGAATTTGATAAATTTGTATCTCAAAAGGAGAAAGAATTGAAAGAAGCTGTTGTTAATAAAAAGAAAGATTTTAATAAAGAAATGGAAGATTGTTTTCAATTAATTGAAAATATTGATAATCTTGCAGCAGATTATTCTAAATCTTTTGAGAGTTTAAATAAAGAGAGTGATAATAAATAATAAATAAATAAAAATAAAAATGAATTTTAATGAAATTGAAATTAAGCCTGATTTTGAGGCTAAATATGTTAAACCAGGTGTTGAAGTAGTAAGATTTACAGAAGTTAGTGCGGGTGCTGCTAGTACAGGAACTAATTTTATTGAATTAACAGTTGAAGATAAATCTAAATTAGCTTGTGCTACAAGATTTTATTTTGCTCCAGGAAAGAATACAGAAATTTCTGTACAAGCATTGTATAATTTTATAGCTGTTACAAATAATGTAGACAAAGCTAAAGCTAAAGAGATGATTGGAGAGTTTGCTGATTTTAATGCATTAGCATTGAAGTTATCAAGCATGTTAATTGGTAAATCTTTTGCTGCTGTAATTAAAGGAGAATATGTAACTAATAAAGATGTTACTAAAGATTCTTGGGTTAAAGGAGTATTAAGTGCAACTGTAACAACAGTTGATAAAGTTGATACATTAAAGTTTGATGCTTCAAAGCATGTCACTGGTACTTTTGTTAAAGGAACAGGTAGTACAGAAACAACTAATACAGCTCAAGCAGATGTTAGTAAGCCTGTAACAACAGGTTGGTAATATAAATTGATAATTAGGTGCTGTCAGGAATTCAGCTAAGTGAAACCAAGTTTAAAGTAAAAAACAGCCTAATTATTAATTTTTTAATATAATAAATATAATGTGAATTTTGAAAATATTAATGTCCAAATAACAGCACAAGAAATACTTTCTAAAATATCAGAATATGATATATTTAAAAGATATTGCAGTAATTTTAAAGAAATAGATGTTAGTTTTTATTCTGATTTAAGAATAACAGATACACAAAACTGTAGAATTTATGCTAATCAGTATAATACCTTAAGGTATAAAGATTTTAAAACTTCTGATAATTTTGATTGCTTTAATTATATTATGAGGAAGTTTAATTGTACATATTATGAGGCTATAAATATCATCTCTGCTGACTTTTCTTTAAATAATAGTGTACTATCTATTGAACCAAGAATTATAACAGCTAATGATGAATTTAAGCTTAAAATAAGCAATAATGTTCCTAAAGAAAAGTCTAAATTATTAATAACTAAACAAAGTTGGAACATTATTGATTATAATTTCTGGAATCAATATGAAATTGATTTTAATACATTAGATTTTTATAATGTTGTATCAGCTAAATATACATTTTTAATTAAAAATGGATTGAGGCATTGTTTCAATTATAGTAAGAATAAACCTAGATATGCTTATTTATTTAATAATTCAACTAAAGCTTATTCTCCATATGGAGATAAACTAGAAAAATGGATGTATGATGGAGATAGTGATAATGTTGAAGGTTGGGATCAATTAGATGAAACAGGTGATTATATTGTACTTACTAAAGGAATGAAAGATGTAATGAATTATCATAAACTTGATATTAATGCTATTTCATTACCAAGTGAATCTTCAATGCTAAAAGAAAATCTTGTTTTAAATATATTAGAAAGATTTAATAAAATTATTATTAATTTAGATAATGATAAACAAGGAATTATTAGTACTGAAAAGATAATTAGTAATTACAATTTTAATCATTTTTATATAGATGATTATAAAGATTTAAGTGATTGGATTAAACATAACAGTCTAGAACAGGCTAAAAAAATGATAGATGGTAAAATTAGAGCACTTTAGTCAAAATGGATTTGAGCCAATGAGATGGTTAGTTGATTGTAATCCTGGAAAAAATACATATGGATCAGAGGACTATAAAATAGATCCTGAAAGAATAGAAGAATTAGAACAAATTTGTATTGATAAATATTCATTAAAAAGAGTAGCTGGAACAAATTATAATACTGTTTCTTGCTTTAACTTTTATAATATAGAGGGAAGTAGTAGAAAACATGCATTATTGTATTTATATAGAACAGAAGATTTTAATTTTGAAGAGTTTAAAATATTTATACAAGACTATAAGTATGTAGAGATAAATAAAAAATTACCTAAAATTAACTTTTTAGCTTTGTCTGATGGAGAGTGCTATTTGATTGAGAAAAACCTTCCTAGTAAAATAGATATTGATATGGATAATTCATATAATCTTACATATTCTTTAGATAAAATCATGGCTGATATTAGATCTAATAAATCTGGTTTAATGCTATTTACAGGAATTCCAGGAACAGGCAAGAGTAGTTTAATTAAATATTTAAGTCAAGAGAATCAAGATAAAAAGTTTTGTTTTGTAGCTAATAGTAATTTAAATATATTATCTAATCCATCTTTTGTTGAATTTTGTATGACTAGTTTACAGAATTCTATTATTGTATTAGAAGATTGTGAGAAAGCATTATTGACTAGAGATTTAAATAAGGGATATGATATTAGTAATATATTAAATCTTACAGATGGTATATATGGTGATGTATTAAATATTAAAATAATAGCTACATTAAATACTGTTGATAAATTAGATACAGCATTATTGAGAAAAGGTAGACTTATATGTCAATCAGATTTTAAAAAGCTAACAATTGAACAAGGGAAGAATTTAGCTAAAAAATTAAATAAGGAAATAGAAGTAAATGAAGAATTACAACTTTGTGAAATATATAATACAGAGGATAATGGTGGTAAAATAGCTATTTCTACACAAAAAGTTGGATTTTCAATGTAGTTAAAAATGGAAAATAAAATAAAGATGAAGGTGGCATTTGATCCTGTAGATGTATGGGATCAAGTGTTACTAAGAGAGTTTATAAAAGCTTTAGTATATGACAGTGATAATTATGATGTATATATAGTTACAGCTAGTACAGATAATGCATTTATAACTAATGTTGCTGAAGAATGTAATATTGATGTTGCTAATGTTAATCAAGTGAGTAATAATACTGCTATTGTAGCTAGATTAAATACATTAAAGATATTAATACATTTTTCAGAAGATAATGTATTAGTTAATCTAGTTAATGCTATAATACCAATTCAATTAACATCTAATAATGTAACTGGATGTCATGCATTAGTGTTAAATAACATTATTGACAGTTTTAAAAGTCAAATGAAATATATAACATTCTTTCATTTTTGGGTAGATCAAATTAATAGAAAGTATTAATGACAGGTGTTAAGAAAGTTAGTAAAAAAATAAAAGCAGTAAAGAAAGCTGTAGTTAAACCTTATAATAGTGGAACCATGACTTCTAGTACATTTTTTTCTATGATACGCAGCTCAATTAGGAGATCCAGTCGCTATTGGAAACCATCTTTAGAATGTAAAATTGATGCTAGAGTGAAATATACTGGACCAAATAAAAAGCAGAAGTGGAAATATTTGTGCAATAGTTGTAAAAATTATTTTATGGAACGTGAAATCTCTGTAGATCATATAATTCCAGCAGGGAAATTAAATTCTTTTGATGATATTGGAGAGTTTTGTAAAAGACTCTTTGTAGAAAAAATTGGTCTTCAAGTATTATGTAAGGAATGTCATAATAAAAAAACTCAAAAAGATAGAGAAGATTTAAAGAATGAGTAATAAAATTATATATCTTTATTTAAAAGAATCTCCTTTAGGGTTAAAATATCTTGGTGTGACAACTAATGATCCATATAAGTATATGGGTAGTGGTCAGTATTGGAAGAAACATTTAAAAAAGCATAATTTTAAAGCTGAAGATATTGCTACAGACATATTATTACAAACTAATGATAAAGCTATTGTCAAATTCTTTGGTTTATATTATTCTAAAATTTATAATATTGTAGAATCAGAAGAATGGGCTAATCTGATACCAGAGAGTGGTGAATTTAGTACTTTAGGTTATAAACATTCTAAAGAATCTTTAGAAAAATTGAGAATTGCTTCTACTGGAAGAATACCTTCTAAGGAGACTAGAATAAAAATATCTAATAATATAAAGAAAGCTCTAGCTTTATACGGTAAATCTGAAAAGCAGAAAGAATGCGCTAGAAATGTGTGGAAAGGTAAAAAATTACCTGCACATATTTTAAAAGCAATAAGAGATGCTCATTCTATAAAAGTAGTTCATAAAACTACTGGTATTATTTATGATTGTATGGCAGACGCAGCTAAATCTATTAATATGCCTCCAACATCATTTGCTAAACATTTAAACTTAGATAATTCTACTTTCGAGTTTAAATATTTAGATGAAAATTTAAATAAAGAGTCTATTAAAAGAAGAGATGATAGAGATTTACTTTTAGGTTATAGAAAAATTAAAAATATCAAAACTAAAACTAGTAAATTTTTAGGTGTTTGTTGGAATAAGGATAAAAATAAATGGACTGCTGCTATAAGGATAGAAGGTAAAAAGAAGCATTTAGGACATTTTATTCTAGAAGAGGATGCTGGAAATGCTTATTTAGTAGAATGGAATAAAATTAGAGAGCAATTAAAATTAAATAAACAAGACAATGTATAAAACAATAAATAATAAAGAAAAGTTTTATGAAACAACAGGAGGAATGTCTACAATGTTACCAAAAACATGTGAATATTCTGTATATTTTGTTGGAAATGGACATCTTCTTCATGTATTAGATATTAAGGATCATTTTGTTAATCCTAAGAATATAGGAGAGGGTATATGTAAATTACTTAATAAGGCAGATATAGTATTAGATTTAACATAAATGAGAATAAATTTAATAGACGCAGACAGTATCATATATATTTGTGCATTTGATAAAAAAGATGCTACAACAATTAAAACTTTACAGGATTGTAAAGACTTAGTTGATAGTTTAATATTTAATATGTTAAATTATACTAAATCTACACATTATTTGTTATTTTTGACAGTTGGAAAATCATTTAGATTTCAGATTTATCCTGAATATAAGGGAAATAGGAAATATGCTGATAAGCCTGTACACTTTGATACTGTTAAAGAATATCTAATAACTAAATATAAGGCTATACACTATCCTTTAGCAGAAGCAGATGATTTGGTATGTATTTATAAAGAAAGTCTCTCTAATAGCTTTATTTCAAGTATTGATAAAGATATTTTACAATTGGAAGGTGAGGCATTTGATTATAAGAATTTCAAATGGGTAAATACTACTAAGCAAGAGGCAGATTTATTCTTTTGGAAATCAATGGTGACTGGAGACGTTATAGATAACATTAAAGGAATTGCTGGAAAAGGGGAGAAGTTTTTTAATGATTTAGTAGCTTTTAATTGTAATATTAATAGCACTGTTCATATGAATTATTTAAGAGTTCAAATATTTGATGAATATATAGAGAAATATGGTGAGATATTAGGAATAAAAGAATTCTATAAGAATTATATGTGTTTGAAAATGGAGACTAAAGTGTTTGAAGGAATGGTGTTACAAGAACCAATAGAATTTAATAAATATGAAGAAGAATATAAATTGGTGGAATAAGAATGAGTGTAGGAAAGAGAAAAGAATGGTTAAATAAGATTGATTATAAGAAGAAGTGTAAAATGTTTTTATTACCAATGTTAAACACTTCTTTATATCATAATAATGTTGATGGTGTGAACTATTTAATAGATGTTTCATTAGTTCAAATGGGATTTCCTCAAATGGTAGTTACATTTGATAATGTAGATTATATTCCATTGAAAGAGGATATCCATAGATTATCAATGTCTAGTGAATATGTTGACAGTGAATATGGAGATGATGAGAAGGAAGTTAATATGTTTTTTGATGTTCCTAAAATATATAAAAAAGATTTTGAATTATTTACACAAGGATTGTATTCACAATTTAGTGTAGGATATAAAGAATTATTAGAAAGAGTTCATGGAAGTAAGAGAAATAATGGGATTAGTCCTGAAACAAGCTTACCAAATGTTAATATATATGATGTAATCTATCCAACAGATGATTTAAAGAAGTTGATGGCTAAACAATTATCAACAGCTAATCATCATGTTGATTGGAAGAACATTAATGAGGTGTTAGATCCTCCTAAAATTGAATTAGAAGAGTTTAAATTAGTAGAAGAATTATATGGAGAGTAGTGTAAGTGATAATATATTAAGTGATATAACAATTTTTAATAAATATGCTAAATATATTCCAGAATTAAATAGAAGAGAAACTTGGGGTGAAATATGTGATAGATATGAAAATATGATGTTAAATAAATATCCTCATTTATCTGATGAAATTAAATCTAATATGCTGTTTGTTAGAGATAAAAAAGTATTACCTTCTATGAGAGCTATGCAATTTGCTGGTAAAGCTATTGAAAAGAATAATAGTAGAATATACAATTGTGCTTATTTACCTATAGATGATTATAGAGCTTTTGGAGAGATAATGTTTTTATTATTAGGAGGTACTGGGATTGGGTATTCAGTTCAATTTCATCATATTGATAAACTACCTAGAATTCAAAAACCTACTAAAAGTAAAAAGTTTTTAATAGGTGATAGTTTAGAAGGATGGGCTGATGCTGTTAAAGTGTTAGTTAAATCTTATTTTGGAATGATGGATTGGTGTCCTAAATTTGATTTTAGTGATATTAGGCATAAAGGAGCAAGATTAGTGACTGCTGGAGGTAAAGCTCCTGGTCCTGAACCTCTTAGATTATGTCTTGCTCATATACAGTCAATATTTGAATCTAAAGAAAATGGAGATAAATTAACCACTGTTAATGTGCATGATATATGTTGCTTTATAGCTAATGCGGTATTATCAGGAGGAATAAGAAGAAGTGCAATGATTGCATTATTTAGTTTTGATGATGTTTCAATGTTAGAATGTAAATTTGGTAATTGGTGGGAAACTAATGAACAGAGAGGAAGAGCTAATAATAGTGCTGTTATATTAAGAAATAGAATTAAAAAAAGTGAATTTTTAGAACTTTGGGAAAAAATAGAATTATCTAAATCTGGAGAACCTGGAATTTACTTTACTAATGATATAGAACTTGGAACAAATCCTTGTTGTGAAATATCATTAAAAGCCTTTCAGTTTTGTAATTTAACAGAAAATAATGTATCTAATATAGGTTCATTAGAAGATGTTCAAGCAAGAGTTAAATGTTCTGCATTTTTAGGTACATTGCAATCTGGATTTACAGATTTTCATTATCTTAGAGATGTTTGGAAGAAAACTACAGAGAAAGATGCTTTAATAGGATCTGGAATGACTGGAATAGCTTCTGGTGAAATATTGAAATATGATTTAAAAAGTTTAGCTAAAATAGTTAAAAAGGAAAATTTTACTATAGCTAAATCTATTGGTATTAATAAATCAGCAAGAACTACCACTGTAAAACCTTCAGGTACAACTAGTTGTGTTTTAGGTACAAGCTCTGGTATTCATGCTTGGCATAATGATTATTATATTAGAAGAATAAGAGTGATGAAAAATGATCCATTATATCATTATTTATTTATGTATCATAATGATCTTGTTGAAAATGATAAATTAAGAACTGATACAGCTATTATAATGATTCCTCAAAAAGCTCCTAAAGGATCTATATTGAGAACAGAAACAGCTTTAGAGTTATTAGAAAGAGTCAAATTGTTTAATACTGATTGGGTTCAAGAAGGACATAGACTTGGAAATAATTCTAATAATGTTTCAGCTACTATAAGTATTAAAGATGAAGAATGGGTTTCAGTTGGTGAATGGATGTGGCAAAATAAGAAAACATTTAATGGTTTAAGTGTATTACCATATGATAATGGTAGTTATGTTCAAGCTCCTTTTACTAATATAACAGAAGATGAATATATATTAATGAGTAGTAAACTTAGTAATATAGACTTGACTAAAGTGATTGAAATTGATGATAATACAGAACATTCTCAAGAAGCGGCTTGTGCAGGAGGTGAATGTGAAGTTAAATAAAATAATATGAAAAATATACAAATAGTAAAATGTAGTGGTAACTTATGGTATCAATATAAAACATTTCCAATAAATACATATGTTAATGAAGCTACAATTGAAAAAGGAGGAGAATCTTATAATGCATTCTTCTGTTTAAATAATGTAGAAGATTTCTATTATTCTAAAGATTTACATGGATTTATAGCTAAAGAGGATTGTGTAGATGTTAAAACAGCTGAATCTCATTATTATACTATTGTTGATGATAAAATATATGATAAAGGAGTTCAACAAGTAATTAAATTTGAAGATTTAGACTATAGTAAAACTTCTGTATCAAAAGAATTATTTTGTGAATCAATGCAAAATAATAAAATTAAATTTAAGGCTAATAGAGTTTTTGAAAGTGGAGCACAAAGAGATAATAATACTACTAAACCATTTTGTCATAATTTAAAGGGATATACAAGACTTAGATTTGGTTATCATATGACTAAAGGGTCTAATAAATATGGTGATGCAAATTGGGAAAAGGGTATGCCTAGTGAACAATATATTGAATCAATGGATAGACATTGGTCTCAATATATTTCTGGAGATAGAAGTGAAGATCATTTATCAGCTTTTATGTTTGGTATAAATGGACTTATGGATAATGATAGAAAAGATGGAATTAAGTCAGATCATTATTTTAAATTAATAAATTAATATTTTGAATAAAAAATTAAATAAAAAACAATTAACTAAGAAAATACCTGTTAAACCTAAATTTAAAAGACTATTTTTTGATATAGAAACTTCTTATAATGTAGTAAGTTCTTGGAGAGTTGGATATAAGTTGAATATAGGTCCTGAAAATATAATCAAAGAAAGGGCTATTATGTGTATCTGTTGGAAGTGGCAAGGACAATCTAAAATTCATTCATTAGAATGGAATAAAGGTGATGATAAAGCTATGTTAATCAAATTTATTGATGTGATGAATCAAGCTGATGAAGTTGTAGGTCAAAATAGTGATAGATTTGATATTAAATGGATTAGAACTAGATGTATATTTCATGGAGTACCAATGCTACCTGATTATCAATCATTAGATACATTGAAACTTGCTAAAGCAGGCTTTAATTTTAACTCAAACAAGCTTGATTACATGGGTAAATTCTTAGGTGTTGGTCAAAAAGTTGACACTGGAGGATTTAAACTTTGGCAGGATATTATTATGAATAATTGTCCTAAAGCTATGAAGAAGATGGTGGATTATTGTAAGGGTGATATAACATTACTTGAGAAGGTGTATGATAAATTGAATCCATATACTAAAGCTAAAACTCATGTTGGTGTAGCTTTAGGTGGTGGGAAAACATCATGTCCAAATTGTGGAGGAAATCATTTAAAAGGTCATGGTTATAGATATCTAGCTTCTGGAACTAAGAAGAAGATTATGTTATGTTTAAGTTGTGGTAAAGCACATACATTATTAACTTCTATTAGTGATAAATAATATTGTACCAGTTCCTTCTCTTTAAGTGTCCCAGTCTATTATGAGAATTAATAGAATACCTCTGAATGAAACTGTAGTGCCCTAAGCGTGTCATATGCTAATCTTAGGTAGCTATATAAGACTATTACCAAATAGATGCTTATATTAATAAGTTAATTCCAAAGCTAGAGTCGTGGAAACTTTTAAATTTAAATAATAAATAAATGTATAAAATAATTATGATATTAATTAATTATTTTGTACATTTGAAGTATGAATGAAAATATAGTAATTGATAAAAATCATTCAGAGTATTTACTCTGATGCTCTAAATGTAAATTAGATAAACCTAATAAAGAATATTCATTTTCTACTAAACAATATTGTGTAAGAAGTTATTTATCTATTTGTAAAATTTGTAGATCAAAAGCTAATTCAGAATGGGGAAAATTAAATAGAGATAAAGCTAATATTAATAATAAAAAATATATTGATAAATTTTCTAAAGAGCAGAAGTTTGAAGTATATAAAAAATATACTGATAAACATTATATTAAATATATGTTTAATACTTTAAAATGGAATGCTAAAAAGAGAAATTTAGAAGTATGTATAGATGTTGAATTTATAATAGATTTATTTAATAAACAAAATAAAAAATGTTTTTATACTGGAGATGAAATGAATTTAATTCAAAGTGATCCTAATGTAATGTCTGTTGATAGAATAGATAGTTCTATTGGGTATTCTGTAGATAATTGTGTATCTTGTTGTACAATATGTAACATGATGAAGAATATATTAAGTGTTGAAGATTTTTTAAAACATATCAAAAAAAATAAATAATTTTCAAATGAAATAGGTAGAAAATAATGGATAAAATAGATGTATTTGTTAAAAGACTTGCTAAAATAGGAATTAATGTAGAGGTTTGGGGAAATTATCCTTGGATTTATCTTGCTTATATTAATGGAGTTAGAGTGACTGAAAGATTTCAAGCTGATTGGGGGTTTACAATAGCATTTCTACCTATTCAAAGAGATAAAGAGTTATATTTTACTGACATAAGTGAAATATTTAAATTAATAAGAAAATATAAATGATAATAATAGGATCAACTGCAATTAAATATTTTTATCCTGATTTTCCTAGAGAACCAAAAGATTTTGATGTAATATTAGAATCTAAAGATGAGAATATAAAGCCATATTTAGGAGAGAATTTTAATAAAAAAATTGAAATATTAGAAAATCCTATTATTCTTGAATATTATAAAGGTAATGGATTTTTACCTCCTAATTTATTATGTACATTAAAAGCTTCACATTTATGTTGGAATATTAATTGGGAAAAGCATATGTTTGACTTACAATTTCTTCTTAAAAAAGGAAATAAGATTGATTTTGAGCTGTTTAAGCAACTTTATGACTATTGGAACACTGTACATTCTAAAAACAAAAGAAGTGATTTAAAGATGTCTAAACAGGATTTCTTTGATAATTCTGTTAATTATAATGAAAATGAACATGATTTTATCCATACTATTTTAAATCCAATTCCTATTTATACTAAATGTTTAAAAGATGGATGTGAAGTGGAATTAGATGAAAATAAATTTCATGCTTTATCACATGAAGATAAATTAGAATTTGTTAGAGAGGAAATTTATGTGATGTCATTTGAACGCTATAAAGAATTAGGTTATAAACATGCTTATAATAAGATGTTAAAGAAGTTTATTATATCACATGCACCATTTTTTAGTATTATATTTATATTAGAGAATTACATAGAATTAGAAAAATGTCAAAAAAATTATTTTAAAATTATAGAGAATGGATTACAAGAAAATAAACAGTTGGTTAAATAATCTAACTACTGCTAATAAAAAGTTAAAATTTGTTGAAAAACAAATTGATCAT